CGATGGAGAACTGCCAGAAGATCCAATTAGTAAATTTGGAGAAATCTATAAATTGGGAGATCATCGATTGATGTGTGGAGATTCTACCAATAGCGATGATGTAAATAGCTTGATGAACAAAAAGAAAGCTAACTTATTATTGACAGACCCTCCCTACGGAGTCAGCTATACTGGCAATAAAAACAATCAAAACTGGGATATGATAGCAAATGATGATTTAAGAGGAGATAATTTAAACAATTTTTTATTAGTTTCTTTTAAAAATTTTTTCACAAATTCCATAGCCAATGCTCCAGCTTATATTTTCTATGCTTCATCTACTCATCGACAGTTTGAGAATGCAGTTGAAATGTCCGGGATGAAAGTTAGACAACAGTTAATCTGGGCAAAGCATTTAGTCATGGGTAATAGTGATTATCACTGGACACATGAACCAATTTTATATTGTGGAAAAGGGAAAGATAAGCCAATTTTTTATGGAGACAGAACAAATACTACTGTCTTAAATAAATTAGAAGAGGTAGAAAAAATGAGCAAGGAACAGTTAATAACTATCGTTAAAGGATTAAAAGAATTGCAAACCATCCAGGAGATAAAAAAAGATACTGTTAATTATGATCATCCAACCCAAAAACCTATTGCTATTTTGACAATTTTAATCAAAAATTCTAGTGTTTTAGGAGATATTGTTTTAGATTTATTTGCTAGGTCAGGAAGCACCTTGATAGCAGCCCAACAATTAGAAAGAAAGTGTTATTGTATGGAGTTTAGCCCGGCTTTCTGCGATGTTATTAGAAAAAGATATGCTAAATTTATAAACAAAGAAGAGCAATGGGAGAAAATAACTCCAAGAATTAATTAAACTATATGGCCATAAAAAAGAAAAAAAAGAAAACAAAGACTTTAATCCCAAAGAAAAATGATAAACTCATCAAAGCCATTTTAGAAAGTCCAAATCACAAGCTAATCTCGGTTAAATTTGAAGAGTGGGCAATAATGTTTTTAGATAAAAATAACCCTAACTGGGGCAACGCTACTAAATGTGCATTAAAAGTTTATAAAACAGATAAATATCATTCGGCTGGAGCTATTGGACATCAAAATCTGCTGAAACTAAAAACAATAATGAATACCCTTCTTGATTCTAAAAAGCTAGGGGTAGGGCAATTATTAGAGATAGGGGCAGCAAAGATGATGAACGGGTCATATAGCGACTGGACGGATTTCATGGAGCGAATGGGTTATTTTAAAAAAGAAAAAGAAAATGATAACCCTAATTTTTTTAATTTTGACAATTTAAATATTCAAATTCTGAAGGATAGGAAAGAAAGAGGGTTGGAATAATCCGTTATATGTTAAAGAAACCGCATTTTGTTAACACGAGAAAATTGTTATGTTAAGTAAATAATTATTAAATAATAAAAAAGAAGATTATGAAAAAATCAACTAAAAAAATGTTATTAAGATTGGTAGGAGGTTTTTTGATAATGTTTGGAACAATAATAGGTTATGGTTCTGATAATACAGCCTTCTTTCTTTTGGGAACATTAATCACTGCATTCGGTTTGATATCATTAATCGATAATTAGAACTTTTAAATCTTGGAACAGTAGCTCAGTTGGTAGAGCAGTGGATGCACTCGAGCTGTTATAATCGTCGTAAGTTTATGCAGGCCCCACTATGCCGTTGGTTCAAGTCCAACCTGTTCCAAGATTTAAGAGTTTTTTAGGTTCTTTACTTTAATAATTGTGGCGGTGCTAGACAGACCATAAAGGATGCTCGACCACTTCTAGTGTGGCTTAGCGATAAGTGAAAAACCCTTGCCAATTATTAGAGTAAAGAGTTTATAATAATTAAGTTCAAAAAAATGTTCAAAAAAATGGACGAAGAAGAAAGTTGTGTTGGGGAAACACAAAGTGAAATCCCCAGAAAATTTGAGGAATTAAAGGAAACATTTATGGGTCTTCATAAACTCGTTTCTGATTTAGAAACTAGACTCTCATCAGTGCTGGTAGAACCAACGCCAGAAGTAAAATCCGCGTCAGAAGAAGCTGGATCAAGAGATTTAACAGCAACTGAATTAGGGGGAAAATTAGAAGATTTAAAATGTGGAGCGGTTAATTTAGGGCGATACATTTCTGATATTAGAAAAAGAATTAGATTATAGTTTCCTCTATCTGCCCACCTGGGCAGTTATGAGAGAATTATAAGAGAATTATTAAAATAATAAAAATGAAAGAATCTTTGTTGGAAATTCTTAAAAATCCTAATGATAAATTAATCGCCATTGATTTAGATGGGGTAATTTGCCATGGGGAATTTTGGGGAGAAGGAGAGCCAGAACCAATTAAAGGAATGATTGATAAAATTTGGGAGTGGTATAAAAAAGGTGGGCATATAATTATCTACACCGCCCGACAACCTAGATATTATGCTCAAACTCAAGCCTGGTTGGTTAAACATGAAGTTCCCTTCCATGGGATTGTGATGCAAGTTAAAATTGGGGCAGATGTTTATATAGATGACAAAGCTTTAAATATTGATGACATTTTATGATAAAAATAAAAAGTTTTAATTGGGGACAATTAACATTCGAATACAGTCCTAACGCAACAGCAATCGGAATCGGGTTCCGCTTTTTTGGTAATGAAAATACTCTCAATATTAGTTTTCATTTCTTTTTTTCTGTTTGG